AATCGCAAGAAGACAGACCGTATTATGTGGTCGTTACAGGGAAGATTTGAAAACGGGGTTATTTCATTAGGTAAGGGCGATTGGAATATCCAGTTCCTTGATGAACTATTTCAGTTTCCTGATCCGCTAACCCATGATGACTTAGTAGACTCATTAAGTTATATTGACCAACTTGCTCAGGTTCCTTACGGGATTAACGAGTTTGAGTTTGAAGAGTTAGAGATACTGGACGTTATTGCGGGGTATTAAATGAAAGAGTTAGTATGCAGTAATGCTGTATGTTCAAATAGCCTCACAATGACTGATGACCCTTTAAAAGAATGGTGCAATGACTGTTACCCGAAGAGGGTATACAGGGAAGAGCGCAACTACAGGGGCTTAAAGATGCAAACTGCCTTTGTGAACCAGCACTGGCATGCGCCTAAACGGAGATCGGCATGAGTGAGTTATACGAAGTAGACCCGCTCTTAGTAGAGCAATCTATTGAATCCTGGGTCATTACCAAGTGTGATGATTGGCGAAATCATTACGAGTCTAATTATTCTGACCGATTCGACGAATATTACAGGCTCTGGCGTGGTATCTGGGATTCTGCTGACAGCGAAAGGACTTCAGAGCGTTCAAGGATTATATCTCCTGCCTTACAGCAAGCGGTTGAATCCAATGTTGCGGAACTTGAAGAAGCCACCTTTGGTCGTGGTAAGTGGTTTGATGTCTCAGATAATCTAGGAGATACCCAGCCTCAAGATGTCCAATTCCTGAGAAACAAACTCACTGAAGACTTTGAAGACTGTAAAGTCCGTAAAGCGGTAGCAGAGTGCTTAATCAACGCTGCTGTTTTTGGTACGGGTGTTGGTGAACTGGTTATCGAAGAAATGAAAGAAATGGTTCCTGCATCAGAACCTATTATGGGTGGTAACTTACAAGCGGTCGGTGTCAATATACAGGAAAGGGTCAAGGTTAAGTTAAGACCTGTCATGCCGCAGAACTTTCTGATTGACCCTGTTTCAACATCTGTTGACGAAGCTATGGGTGTTGCTATTGATGAGTTTGTCAGTCTTCATCAGGTAGAGTTACTTCAAGAGCAGGGCGTTTACAGGGATGTTTATGTTGGCTTGGCTTCCCCAGACACGGACTTAGAGCCAGATCGTGACCTTACTATCTATCATGATGACAAGGTGCGTCTGACTAAATATTACGGTTTGGTTCCAAGGGAGATGCTTGAAGATGCTTTGGACGAAGAGATAGAAGAGCTTTCTGAAGAAATAGAAAATTCAAGGTACGTTGAAGCCATTGTCGTTGTTGCCAATGGCGGTGTTCTGCTAAAAGCGGAAGCAAACCCTTATATGATGCAGGATCGTCCTGTTATAGCCTTTCCTTGGGATGTTGTTCCAGGCAGGTTCTGGGGTAGAGGCGTATGCGAGAAGGGTTATAACTCTCAGAAAGCCCTTGATACAGAGTTAAGAGCAAGAATTGATGCGTTAACGCTGACTATTCACCCGATGATGGCGATTGATGCTACCCGACTTCCAAGAGGGGCAAAGCCTGAAGTACGCCCAGGGAAGATAATCCTCACCAGCGGTGATCCCAGAGAAGTCCTACATCCCTTTAATTTCGGGCAGGTTAACTCAATTACGTTTAATCAGGCAGCATCCTTGCAGCAAATGGTGCAACAGGCTACTGGCGCAGTAGACTCAGCGGGAATTGCGGGGCAGGTAAACGGCGAAGCTACGGCGGCAGGGATTTCAATGTCCCTTGGGGCCATTATCAAGCGTCACAAACGCACCCTGATTAACTTCCAGCAGTCTTTCTTAATACCTTTCGTAAAGAAGGCTGCTTATCGTTACATGCAGTTTGACCCTGAGAACTATCCTGTTGCTGACTACAAGTTCAACGCCAGCAGTACTTTGGGCATTATAGCGAGAGAGTACGAGGTCACACAGTTAGTTCAGTTGCTACAGACGATGCAGCAAGACTCTCCGCTCTACGCTACGTTGGTTGAGTCTATTATTGACAATATGAACCTGTCGAACCGTGAAGATCTTATGGCGGCTATGCAGAAAGCTATGCAGCCTAACCCAGAAGAGCAACAAATGGCGATGGCAGTACAGCAGTCTCAGATTGAGTTAACAAATTCACAAACTGCGGCATTAACGGCACAATCTCAGGAATCTGGGGCCAGAGCGGTGAAACTGGCTGTTGAAGCGGATACAATACCAAAAGAGCTGCAAATTGATCTCATTAACGCTATCACTCGAAACCTCAAAGAAGGTGATGGCGAAGATAAAGAGTTTGATCGTCGTTTAAAGACGGCACAGACTCTCCTTAAACAAAGAGAAATCAAAGGGAAAGAAAATGCTAACAGACCACGAACTCCAGATACTCCTGCGGAACGTAGACAATTACCTCAAACCGAAATGGGATCGCTTAGAAGCGTTGGAGAAGATGTTCTCTGATAGACAGGAGATGCCTAAGAAAAGAGGCCGTCCTGCAAAAGTACATTCTGAGCAGCCAGCATAGGAGGGAATATGGCTAGAGGTGTACAGCATTACAAGCGTGACGGAGCGCCATTTAGCGGGGGAACACACAAGATGCCGAACGGTGATCTGCATTCAGGCAAGACTCACGGGAAGACATCTGTAAAGCTGTTTCACTTCAACGATCTTTCTAAAAAAGCGCAGGAGAAAGCAAATGGTTCGCGGCGTAAAAAGTAAGCCTAAAAAAAAGAAAAAGAAAGTAAAAAAACCATACTAGATAACAAAGGAAGTCTATGACTCCAGAGCTTGAAACCTATTACAATAACTATAACGAGTTATTTAACCATGATGGGTTCAAACAACTCTTAGAAGACGTTTCTGACAATGTTGAACGTCTTGCCGATATACAGACAGTCAAAGATTTAGAAGATTTATTCTTTAGAAAGGGCCAAATTGCCGCTTTTAACTCAATTATTAACCTGGAAGGGACGATTGAGGCAGGAAGAGAGCAGGTAGAAACCCAGGAAGAGATAAAAAACTAGCCTGAAAGTCTATGAAAGTAGGCTGGAAAGAGTAGAATGTTAAAAGTTTACGATTTTCATTGCCCTAATGGGCATGTATTTGAAAAGTTTGTCACTAGCAACGTGACAGCCAGCAAGTGCGGTTGTGGCGAGAATGCTAAAAAAATGCTATCTGCCCCGTCTTTTATCTTAGATGGGTCTAGTGGGGATTTCCCTGGTAGGCACATGAAATGGGTAAGAGAACACGAGCAAGCAGGTAGGAAAAACACATCTCCATAATGATTTAATAATCACGGAGTTTAATTATGTCAAGAGCGTCAATGGTTGACCTGCCTCCAGAAGAGGAGCAAGCGGTCAGCGTTGAAAGTGAAGGTCAAGAGATTCAGCAGATCACTGAAGAGGAGCCGGTTTTACCGGAGTCTCAGGATCAAGTTGAGCAACCTCAAGAGCCTCAAGTTCCAGAGAAGTACGCAGGTAAATCTTTGGAGCAAGTTGTGCAGATGCACCAAGAAGCTGAAAAGCTTTTAGGTCGTCAGTCTACTGTGGTAGGAGATCTTCGCAAAGTTGTCGATGATTACATTACTAATCAGACACAGCAATCGGCACCTCAACAACACGTTGAGGCTGAAGATGAATTGGATTATTTTACAGATCCTCAAGCCGCCGTTAATCGTGCGATTGATAATCATCCTAAAATTAGGGAGGCAGAAGAGTACACTGCTAGGTTCAAGAAACAAACGTCCTTAGCGGAAATACAAAGCAAGCATCCTGACATGAGTGACATTCTCAGAGATGAGAATTTTAAAGCATGGATAGATGACTCTAATATTAGGCAGCAGTTATTTGCAGACGCAAATGCAAATTATAATGCTGAAGCTGCTAATGAGCTTTTTACGACTTGGAAAGGTTTAACAAATGCTGGAAAGGAAAACGCCCAGCAAGCCGCCAATCTTGAAATTCAAAATCGGAAGCAGCAGATTAAATCTGCCAATACAGGCAGCGCACAAGGTAGTGCAGAGGGATCTCGAAAAAAGATTTATCGGAGGCCCGACATTATTAAACTTATGAGAACAGATCCAGATAGGTATCAGGCTCTACAACCAGAGATTTATAGAGCTTACCAAGAGGGTCGAGTTAAATGATTTAGGAGATCTTAATCATGGCTACAGCAACATATCCAGGCGCGGCGGGTAACACTGCGCTTACAGAGGCGGCAACATTCATACCTGAAAT